TACAATAATTGTGAGAAATATCTAAAACCTTGTATTGATTCCATAATCAAATACACAGAAATGACTGACATAGAGTTGGTCATTTCTGCTAATGGATGTACTGATAACACAAAAGCTTATACAGACTATTTATTAACAGTTTTTCCAAATATAACTGTTATTTGGAATGAAAAACCATTAGGTTTTGCAAAAGCTTGCAACGATGGAATAGAGCAATCTTTAAGACAAAACACTAAAAAAATAGTATTGCTTAACAATGATACTTTGTTGTTAGAACAACCAAAAAATCAATGGTTAAATAGGTTAGATGATTTTCATGCTGACATATCTTCAGTATTAACCCTACATTCTAAAATTACACAACAAAAGTTTGGTGTTTTCTTTTGCACAATGATTGATAAAAAAGTATTTCAAACTATTGGTTTATTGGATGAAAATTTTGAAACTGGTGGATGTGAAGATATAGATTTTTGCTTTAGGGCAGATCAGAATGGTTTTAGCCTTGTAGATGTTGGCTCTAAAGGTGATTTCCCTATTTATCATGTAGCAGAGGGAACAGTTCATGATCCTGAATTGGTATCAGATTGGGAGCAAAAGTTTTATAAAAATGAATTGAAATTAGCCAAGAAATACAACATGGATCACTATAGATATTTGCTTCAAAATAACTATGAAAGAGCCGTATTTCTTAAAGGTGATCCAGTATTTCCTAGAGAAACTCAAAGGTATCAATGGGCTAGGCAAAATTTAAGAGGTACATCTATATTAGAGATTGGTTGTTCTACTGGGTATGGATGTCAATTTTTACCTGATAACTATACTTATATGGGTATAGATTACGATCCAATTATTATTCAAGTTGCTAAAGAACAGGAATGGCGAGCTAATTGCGAATTTGTTAATGTTGATATTAATAAAATTGGAATTGACCACTACGACACCATTATTGCTTTTGAAGTAATTGAACATTTAGACAATGGATTAGAGATTGTTGAAATGCTTAAACGACATTGCAAACGACTTTTAATTACAGTTCCCCATAATGAGCCTAAAGGCTTTTGGGGTGAACACCATAAATTGCATGGTTTAAATGAAAGTAATTTTTCTGGTTTTCATTTTAATTACATTAACCATAATGGTGAAATATCAGATGTAATGCAAGAAGTTACACCTGAAAACCCAAGTAACTTAATGATTTGTAGGTGGGATAATGCCTAAAATACTATGCTCAATAGCAACTAGGGGGCGTTATCACACAACGCTTCCTTTAGTTTTAGAAGCTGTTATTAATCAAACTTGGCTACCTAACAAAATTGTTATTTTTGACGACAATGATGAACCCCAAGATATGCGAAAAGAAATGATTTATCAGCATTTCTTTCAAATAATGGCTATTAAAGGTATTGAATGGGAGTGGTTATTTGCTGAAAAAAAAGGACAACATCACATTCATCAAATGGCTAATCGTATGGATTTTGATTGGGTTTGGCGTGTAGATGATGATTGCGTTCCTGAAGCCACAGTCTTGCAAAGCCTGTATAGCCATGCTACACAGTTTCCCAATGTTGGGGCTGTAGGTGGTGCAATTCTTACTCCACCATTACAAGATACTTCTAAATCTACGGGGTTAATTAAAAACATTGATTCTGAGCCTAATATTCAATGGAATTTTATTGATGGCATTAGGGAAGTAGAGCATTTACATTGTTCTTTTTTATATCGGGCAGGGGTCTATGACTTTAATTTAGGTCTTTCCAGAGTAGCTCATCGTGAAGAAACGCTATTTACCTATGGTTTATACAAAAAAGGATATAAAGTATTGGTTGTACCTAATGCTGTTTCTTGGCACATGAAAAACCCTCAAGGGGGTATTCGTGCTGAAACAAAGAAGGAGATGTACGACCATGACGAACAAATATTTAGAAACACACTCAGTTTTAATGACAATACTGTTGTTGTTCTCAATTCTGGACTTGGGGATCATATTGTATTTAATTCCATATTGGGTTCTATCAAAAATCCAGTTGTCTTTGGTTGCTATCCTGAAATAATCCCTTGTCGTTCTATAGCTGAAGCACAGCACCTTTTTGGTAACATAGATCAATGGAATATCTATGGCAAGATGGATCAATGGAAGTGGGCTGATAGCTTAGAAAATGCCTACAGAAAGCTTTATTTATGATAATCATTCACCCTTTTGCCAAACCATTAAGAAATGGCAAAACTAACCCTAAAAACTACCCTTATTGGAAACAATTAATCTCCATGATTAATGAACCTATTATTCAAATAGGCGTAGAAGGAGAAGAACAATTAGTTTATGATTTTCGTAAAAATTTGCCAATCCCAGAACTTAGAAAGTTAATCCAAGAATGTCGAATTTGGATTGGCGTAGACAGCTTTTTTCAGCATTTAGCTTGGGATGAAAAAAAATCGGGCATTGTTCTTTGGTCAGTATCAGACCCTTTAATATTTGGACATCCAGAAAACACCAATTTACTTGAAAATCGTGATAATCTATCAAAAAATCAGTTTCTTTGGTGGGAAGCAACAGAACATAATCCTAATAGTTTTGTAAAACCAGAGATTGTTAAAAATTATTTATAAAAAGGCTTTTTATGTTCGACCAAACACTTTTTAATTATGCGTTAGCTTTATGTGGTGCTTTGGGCGGATGGGTTCTAAAAGTTATTTGGGATGCAGTTAAAGATTTACAAGCGGCAGATAAGGTTTTGGTAGAAAAAGTAAACACCATCGAAATTCTTATAGCTGGAAACTATATGTCTAAAACAGATTTTGATAAAATTGCCGCCGCTATTTTTGCAAAATTAGACAAAATAGATGATAAGTTGGATAGAAAGGCAGATAAAAATGTTTAAAACTATTTGTGCTTTACTTCGTAAAAAACCTGAACCAGCTATTATTCCAGTTTTTCCTGTTAAAAAGAAACCAGCAGTTAAGAAAACTGTTAAAAAACCAATAGCAGTTAAAAAAACTATCAAAAAGCCTATTTTGAAAAAAAAATGAAAGCAATGCACAAATCAAGGACTATGTGGTTTTCCTTGCTTCTTGTTATATTTGGTGCTTTAGCAGATAATTTTTCTTATGTCCAAAACATTATTGATCCAAAATATTATGGCATTAGCTTTATTGCTATTGGCATTATCGTTGCTGTACTTCGCTTTGTGACATCAAAGCCTATTCAATAATGTTTCCTTTATCCATAAACAGTTACATAATGATTGGTCTTGCTGTTTTAGCAATGGGTGGCATTGGTTATGGAAAATATGAATCTTATAAATTGGATGCTTATAAAGTAGCTCAAGCTAAAGCTGTCCATGATAAAGAAGTTCAAAGCCAAGAAGATACTGACAAAATAAGGAAGGCTAAAGATGCTCAAATTGCTAATATTAATTCCCAGCTTGCTGATGCTCTTATCAGCTTGCGGAACAGACCCAATCGTAGCCAAAGCTCCAGTAATGGACAAAATGGAACTGGGACAGCCCTTTCTGCCGAGGATGCAGAATTTCTTATTAGGGAAGCTTCCAGAGCAGACCAAATAAGAGTTGGTTTAGAAGCCTGTTATGCTCAATATGATGCGGTAGCTAAATGATTTATTCTAAAAATGGGCTTCATCTTACAGAAAGTTTTGAAGGATGCAGACTTACTTCTTATCCTGATCCGGGAACTGGTGGTAGCCCTTGGACTGTTGGTTATGGGCATACTGGTTCTGATGTTCATCCCAATATGACCATAACTCAAGAACAAGCTGAAGAATTATTAATGCAAGATGTTCAAAAATCAGAAATGACAGTAGCTAATAAAATACATACAGACATAACTCAAGATGAATTTGATGCCCTTGTAGACTTTGTTTTTAATGTTGGAGCAGGAAACTTTGCTGGTTCTACCCTATTAAAAAAAATTAATGCTGGCGATATGAAAGGTGCGGCATTAGAATTTGAAAAATGGGATATGGCGGCTGGTCGTCACATGGCTGGACTACTTAGGCGTAGACAAGCTGAAGAAAAATTATTTGATGGGCTGGTATGACCGATATTTACGATATGGCTTCAGACAATGAAGAACGGGATCGGGATTTAGCTATTCAAATTGCTCGTTCTAAACCCAAAAATCATTCTTTTACTGGGCGTTGTTTATATTGCAATGACAATATTGTTAAAGGGTTATTTTGTAATGCCTTTTGCCATACCGATTACGAATCGGAGCAAGTTATTAAAAAGCATCAATGGCGATAGATATACAACAATATACTAAGTATAAGTATTCAATATTCTTGAATTTAGAATTTTTCTTTAAATAAATCTAGCAATAATGTAAACAATCACAACTGCAAGTAACCACCATTTAAAACTGCCATCAAATACCCAGTTTATAAAGTTCATTTCTCACTCGCTTTCTTTAGTAATTCTTTAGCCTTGTCCCATGCGTCATGTTTTCTGTCAGAAATAGCTATGATGTTTTCTAACGCTTGTTCCAATTCAGCTATGCGGTCTGCTGGATGGGTGTAGAGTGGAATACATCCTGTATCTTCCCAATCAATTTCACCACCATATCCGCACTCTAAAGTTTTAGGATTCATCCACGCTACTGGTTCATTGTTCATTTAATAAACTCCTTGCCATAAATTAAATTTAGGTTTCTATCTAAATCTTCTTTTAAGTGATATTGCTTTAGCTTGGCTTTCAACGCTTCTATTTCAGTTTGCATGACCCGAAGCTGTTGTCTAAGTATCATTTCAGTATCTTCTTTGTCAATCCAACCAAAAAAAGGAACTGGCTCTCTTTCAGCTTCTTCTCTGTCGCTGGTGGTAAAAGTAGTCATGCGTAGTCTGCTGTCTTTATAAGTAATAGTTGAATACAAATTTGTAGCTCTTGAACTGCATCATAGATTGGTTTATAGCCATTGATATGGGCGTTATTATCCAGTATTTCTATGTGACTAAGTAACTGTCTTGCGTGTTTAATATCGTGTGAAAGATCGTTCATTTTTTATATCCTCTAGCGTATAAAATAATAATTAAGATAAAGCCAGCTATTACCAAAAAAGCAAATAGCATGGCTATATCGTTCATTTAATGCGTACTACTTTTGCCCTTTTTAAAACACTTTCGTACTGGGCTTTTGCTACATCGTCTAACTTCCGTAGTGGAAGCTCTTGGTAATACTTGTACTTTGCCTGATACTCAGGCTGTTCGGAAGGGCGAACCCATCCGTACTGTTTGATCCAGCGTTCTTCGATGTCAGTCCCGCTTGCTGTCCAAATATGTTCGTTCATGTTATCTCCTAATTAAACTAATAAAAGGTCTAAAGCTTGGTTTTTAGCGCGTTCGCCAGCCCCAAACCATGCGCTATTAAGTCGCGCATCGTCTGATCTTGTAGGGTTAAAATGGTCGTAATATTCTGTAACCGCATTAACCATACCCCATTTGGTATGACCTACTAACTCAATGCCTTTAGCTTCTTCATTAAAAAGCGCCAAAATCTTTTTATATGCTCGATTGGTGGTTACGTCATATTCTTCATCAGCTAATTGAACTGAAGTAGCCACTAAAAAACTTACAAAATCTTTTGCTTCTTCAGCGCTTAACTTTGCTTTTTGCAGATGTTTTGCCATTTCCATAAATGAGCCAAAGCTCTCCACCGCATTACCAAGTTGGGCTTTAACCGCTACATGGTCAAATTGCTGAATATGGCTAAATGACACTTGGTTCACATCGCGGTTAACCGCCGCTGTAAGGGTGTTATTACACACTACGCGAACTGTTGTGAACCTAGCAGTAGTAGCTAGTGTCTTGTCGCAAGAAGTAGATAGCAATAAGAAACCGCCGATGCCATCACCTTTGCAAACTTCGCCAAACTTACCTGTTTCAGCTAATGCCCACATCCGTTTGCCACCCATAAGAGTGCCAGCCGTGTGAATCTTAAAACCATTCTCTGCAACTAAATCGCGGAAAAATTCAAGAACTTCTTTAGGCTGAACTGGTTTATAACGATTTGATACAACAGACAATGGGGTATTGTCGTCAGAACGATACAAAACACTTTGCCCTGAATAAATTTGGTCGTTGCCTTGTGCATTAAAGCGAACAGGTGAACGCTCAATGCTCCAATCCATGCCAGCGGCTACTTGCCATTGTTCAATGCTTGCGCCTTCTTCAAGCTCTTGCCCTAGCTTATGCCAAGGGGTTTCACCTACAAAAGCCATTTCAACAAATCCGTTACTACGTTGCGTTAATTCATGTGCCATGATTTTTCCTCTAGTTAATCATTTACTACTTTTCCAGTTGCCTCAAAATTAAGGTATCTGTAACACTATCCAATATTTCACGCGCTTTAGCTATCGCGTCATAACTGGGTTCTACTTTAAATATGACAATTACTTCTGGTGTCATATATGCCGTTGTGCCATCAATCAGCATCTTTTCAACTTCGTTCATTTTTTAGTGACCGCAAATAACTCTACGCGTTCTCTTGCTACTCGCAAAGTGTTGTATCGCTGATGTAGACGTTGCAAAATAGACCAGCGCTTTTCATTTTTCTTTTCTGATTTAAGCAATTCCAATACTTCTTCTTCACCAAGATTAGACAAAATAGTCGTTAAAGTTCTCCAACTATAGTCACTTGC